AAGAAATGACAGATAATAATTTTATAAACTTTCAAGATGATTTCTATAATCTTTTAGAAAAGTATGGAGTTGGTAAGATTGATATTGAACATCCACAGTTTAATAGTATTTGCAATCTTAGAAATAAGATAGTAGAATTTATTGAACAAGAAACGTGGAGTAAGTAATGAACATATTTTATTTTGATGAGTGTCCTGTTGTATCAGCAGAAGCACAGCCAGATAAGATGTTAGTGAAGATGCCACTTGAAACAGCTCAGATGCTTTGCACAGCTCATAGAGTGTTAGACGGTGATGAGTATGCAGATAGTGTAGGACTTTACAAAACTGCATACAAGAATCATCCTTGTACTATATGGGCAAGAGAGTCAAGCAGTAATTACTCATGGTTGTACAGACATTTCTTAGCACTTGGAATGGAATACAACTATAGGTATGGTAAGACCCATGCAAGTATTATAAAACTTGAAGAGCCTTTAAGCAAGATGCCAGATAATATTACACATACAAGTATGACACCACTTGCACAGGCTATGCCTGATGTATACAAAGATAGTGACCCTATCGTAGCGTACAGGGACTATGTGATACATGAGAAGCACTATGCACAATGGAACAAGAACAGGGAGAAACCAATATGGTGGAGATAAAAGATACTGAACTAACTCCAATGACTAAGGAAGAGTATAGAGTTTGGGAAGATTATGTTAGACAATACAACGAGGATAATCCTAAAGACCAAATATGTTATGAACTTACTTGGAACAAGGATGAATATAAAGTTAAATTATTAAATTTAAAGGTTGACAGGGAGAACTAGACGTGGTATAATAGCCACTTATTCTAGTATGCTGTAGGGTGTAGCCCTCAACTAACCTTCCTGAACCTGAAGGCATACTGTTTAAGTCGGTGGTTGGGCGAGTGGCTCGGGTGTACGACTTAAAATATTAACACCAAAAACAGTCTGATTTTTTTCTCGATGCGAGATAGTTTGTACAGACTTTAAACAACAAAACTCGTGGCTAGGAGTGAGCCTTTGTAAAAGCTTTTCTGGAACGATTAGGTCGCCTTGAAGAAGTTAAGGATAAAACACGAATGAGTACTAAACCACCACGTGACTAGCCACCCTTTTAACTGGAGGGTTATTATGAATCTATATTTTAAATCAACAACACTAGACAAGCAGATAGGCTGGACATGGAAAGACATGTACAAAGCTTATTGGGATACGTGGATACCTAAGAAGTCTGATATCAAAATCATTACAAGACTTAACAAAGAACAAAAGAAACAAGTACTGAATGAACTTTGGGAAGACTTGCAAAGTGCTATACAATTTACACGAGATAGAAACAATGCAAGAAGAAGACAAAAAAGACTTGACAAAAAGAATCAAACATGATATAATTGCACAACTTAATACAAACTAATGGAGGTTATTTATGTATGAGTATGTAAAAGGGAAGGCAATGTATGCCAACATTACTAGCCCTAACACGAGGTTTGAACCTCACAAATATGGCATAACTGTTCTTACTGATTCTGATACAGCTACTAAGCTTGAAGATTTAGGACTGAATCAAGTTAGAACTAGAACAGGTGAACTGAAGTATGAAGAACCTGCTTTTACTTTTAGTAAGAGAGCATCAAGGAACGATGGGTCAGCTAATCCTGCACCTAAGTTAGTTGATGGTGATGGTAATCCTATGGATGTTGCAATAGGTAATGGTTCAGAAGTTACTGTTAAAATTAAACCATATAAAAATAATTATGGTAGGTTTGCAGAGCTTATGGCTGTTAAAGTAGATAACTTAATTGAATACGCTGAACAAGATTCAGACAACGAGGAATTTTAATATGATTATTACTATTAAAAATGATGATGGTGAATCAGTCTATGATGTTTCAATGATTGAAGACGAACAGAAAAGAACTAATGCAAGTGTTTCTATCAATAAGATAGGTACATTAAATGTATTAGTTGAAGCTTTAAACTTTGCTTCGCAAGGACATCAGAATAATCTTGAAGCTGTACTAAAGGATAGTCCTGAAGCTATAGTTGAACAAGAAGAAACTGAGACTGAAGAAACTGTAGAAGAATCAGACGAATCTTAATTCATAGTGAGGGCTAACATGGATAAAACTTGGGATAAGTTACATCAACCTTGTCCACTTTGTGACAGTAGCGATGCTGTTGGAATCAACGAAGATGATTCAGCAAAGTGTTTCAGTTGTGGAGAGTTTATGCCTAGCTATACTAAAGCATGTGGAGGAAAGGATATGCAATCAACTACAACACAAACTAAACAACCTGACATGGTAAACGAAGGAAAGTTTTCAGCCTTAACTGACAGAAAAATTTCTATGCAGACTGCTCAGAAGTATGGGGTGAAATGTGTACACGACTTACAAGGTAATGTCGTTAAGCATTTATACCCTTATTACAATGGGCATGAGCTATCAGCTACTAAGACTAGAAACTGTAGAGATAAAGACTTCTATATTTCTGGTACTTATAATGATACAGGTTTGTTTGGTCAACAACTTTTCAAGAGTGGTAAGTACGTTACCATTACTGAAGGTGAGTGTGATGCTATGGCTGCTTATGAACTGCTTGGTTCTAAGTGGGCTGTAGTATCTATCAAACGTGGTGCCAATGGTGCAGTCAGAGATGTTAAAGAAAGCTTAGAGTTCTTCGATGACTTTGAAAATGTTATCATTGCTTTTGATAAAGATAAGGCAGGACAAGAAGCTAGTATTAAAGTTGCTAGACTTTTCAAACCCGGAAAGGCAAGGATAGTTACCTTACCTAACGGATGGAAAGACCCTAACGACATGCTAAGAAACAACAAGCATAAAGAGTTTGTTGAAGCTTGGTGGGCTAGTAAAGTTTATACACCATCAGGTGTTATAAATGTTACTGAACAACGTGAGAAGTTTCATAATCGTGAGAAGAAACAAAGCGTACCTTATCCTTATGAAGGACTTAACAAGAAGTTGTATGGTCTTAGAGCAGGAGAACTGGTCACACTTACAGGCGGTACTGGACTTGGTAAGTCAAGTGTTACAAGAGAACTTGAACATCATCTTATCAAGAACACAGAAGACAACGTAGGTATCATTGCATTAGAAGAAGATTGGAGAAGAACCATTGATGGTATCTTATCTATTGAAGCTAATGCTAGATTATACGTTGACCAAGAACGTGAGAAGTTTTCTAAAGAAGAATTAGATAAGATGTTTGACATGTTATACGATGGTGATAACCGAAACAGAGTATGGGTACATTCCCACTTCGGAACCAACGACATTGATGATATCTTTACTAAGCTTCGCTTCATGATTATAGGCTGTGATTGTAAGTGGGTGGTCGTGGACCATTTACATATGTTAGTTAGTGCTGTACATGAAGGCGATGAAAGACGTGCTATTGATACTATCATGACTAGACTTAGAAGTTTAGTAGAAGAGACAGGTGCAGGAATCATTTTGGTTTCACACTTGAGACGTGTTGATGGTAACAAAGGACATGAGAATGGTATTGAAGTATCACTATCTCATCTAAGAGGTTCCAATAGTATTGGACAACTTAGTGATTGTGTGATAGCATTAGAACGTAATCAACAATCAGATGACCCTGAAGAAGCTAGAACAACAAGAATGAGAGTCTTGAAATCAAGATACACAGGTGATGTTGGTATGGCTTGTAGAGTTATTTATGATTCAGAAACCGGTAGACTATCTGAACTAACAGATGAAGATATTACTTTTGATGATAGTTTAGACGAGGCATTTTAATTATGGATTTAGTATTTGACATAGAAACTGATGACCTTAAAGCCACTAAGATACATTGTCTTGTAGCTCAAGATGCAAACTCTGGAGAGATATTTAAGTTTCCTCCAAGCAACTTGCAAGAAGGCTACGAGCTTTTATCTAAAGCAGATAGGCTGATAGGTCATAACATTATAGGATTTGATATTCCTATGGTAGAAAAGTTTGCAGGTATAAAACTTAGAGACAAAGAACTTATTGATACACTTGTTCTTTCTAGATTGTTTAACCCTACAAGAGAGGGTGGTCATAGTTTAGAGAAGTGGGGATATAAGCTTGGTCTTTCTAAGATAGACTTTGAAGACTATCAGAATTATTCTACACAGATGTTAGACTATTGTGTTCGTGATGTTCAGTTAAATACTCTTGTCTATAACTCACTTCGTAATGAGTCAAAAGGTTTCAGTAAACAATCTATTGAACTTGAACAAGACGTTGCAAGAATAATTAAACAACAAGAAGAAAACGGATTCATGTTTGACATGGAATCTGCACTAGTATTACTTGCAGAACTTAGAGAAAAGTCTCAACAGATTGAAGATGAAGTTCATAGTACTTTCAAACCTAAATGGGTAGATGATAAATTAGTTACACCTTACATTAAAAAAGATGGTGACTTATCTAAACGTGGACTTACTGATGATGAGTATCAAAGATGTATAGATACTAATAACTTTGAACCTTTTATGAGACAGACTTTACAAGAGTTTAATCTTGGCAGTCGTAAACAGATTGGTGAATATCTTGTTGACTTTGGTTGGAAACCTGAGAGGTTTACTCCTACAGGTCAGCCTATTGTAGATGAGAAAACTCTATCAGAAGTAACTCATATCCGTGAAGCTAAACTTATAGCAGACTTTTTATTAATACAAAAACGTATAGCTCAAGTTGATTCTTGGGTTGAAGCGGTGCAAGGGGATGGACGTGTGCATGGTTTTGTTATACCTAACGGTGCTATCACCGGTAGAATGACACACAGAAGTCCTAACATGGCACAGGTACCTTCAGTTCATAGTCCTTACGGTTCAGAATGTAGAGCATGTTGGATTGTTGATGAAGGTAATGTATTACTCGGAGTTGATGCTAGTGGTTTAGAGCTAAGAATGTTAGCACACTATATGAATGATGAAACTTATATCAAGGAGATTTTAGATGGAGATATACACACAGCTAATCAAAGAGCTGCAAAACTTAAATCAAGAAATCAGGCGAAGACATTCATCTATGCACTCATGTACGGAGCAGGAGATGAGAAGCTTGGAAAAGTGGTTGAAGGAAATACAGCAGATGGTAAACGAGCTAGAGAACATTTCTTCGATAATAACCCTGCATTTAAATCTCTTAGAGACAGGGTACAAAGAGCAGCTTCAAAAAAATATCTCAAAGGTATAGATGGTAGAAAGCTTTACATACGTAATGCTCATTCTGCCTTGAACACTTTGCTTCAAGGAGCAGGTGCTATCGTTATGAAGAAAGCATTATCAATACTTGATGATGTACTAAAATTAAATGCAGTACCTTACAAGTTTGTTGCTAACATCCATGATGAATGGCAGATAGAAGTTCCTAAAGAACAAGCAGATTTTATTGGTGAGTTTGCTGTTGATAGTATTATAAAAGCAGGAGAACATTTTAATCTTAGATGTCCTCTTGACGGTGAGTACAAGATAGGAGGTAACTGGAGTGAAACACACTAAGCATTGCGATAGTAGAAAAGGAGACATGGCTGAGTTCTATGCAGTAACTTGGTTATGGGACAACGGTTATGAAGTATTTAAAAATTGTGGATGTACAGGTCTTGCTGATTTAGTAGCAAGAGATTCTAAAGGAGATATAATTTTAATAGATGTTAAAACAGCACAGCCTCAATTACATAAACAAACAGGTAATAATTTAACTAAGTGTACAGGTAGAACTCGTGAACAAGTTGAAGCAGGAGTACAGTTGTTAATGTTTAATTCACAGACTCGTAAACTTAAATTTGTAAAACATAGAAAATAATATGAAAAAGAAATCAAAAACACTTGACACATTAGTAGAAGACATATATAATAAATTGTCGGCTCTAGGAAAAGGAGAACATCTTGACATAGATGAGGATACTATTGAGCAGTTTGGAGAGTCCATGAAAGAGATTCTCTACACTTGGTCTCACCCTTCTCCTAGAGGTAAACCTTCTTTACGTATGTCTAACATAGGTAAACATCCTAGACAGTTATGGTATGAGATGAACTCTGAATCTGATTCAACAGAGGTTATATCTCCGCCTACATTTATTAAGTTCTTATATGGACATTTACTTGAAGAGATAGTTTTATTTCTTGTTAAGTTATCTGGACATGAAGTTACTAATGAACAAAAAGAAATAACTGTATCCGGCATTAAAGGACACATGGATTGTGTTATTGATGGTGAAGTTGTAGATGTAAAGACTGCTTCAGGATTTGCATTTAAAAAATTCAAAGAAGGAACTCTTGCTGAACAAGATGCATTTGGATACATGGCTCAACTTGCAGGTTACGAAGCAGCAGAGGGTACAAACAAAGGTGGATTTCTTGCTCTTAATAAAGAGTCTGGAGAGTTAGCTATGTTTAGACCTGATGACTTTGATAAACCTAATATCAAAAAGAAAATAACTGATATCAAAAAAGCTGTTAAGTTAAAGACACCACCTGATAAATGTTATAGTCCTATACCTGATGGTAAGTCTGGTAATATGCAACTGCCTAAAGGATGTGTATATTGTAGATATAAGTTTGAATGTCATAAAGATGCAAACGAGGGTAAAGGTTTGAGAGTATTTAAATATTCTAATGGATTAAGATACTTAACTAAAACACCAAAGGTCCCTAATGTTATAGAGGTAACACAGATATGAATGGTAGAAAAGCAAAAAGATTAAGACGTAAAGCAGAAGACTTACTTATAAGTTGGATAAGAACTATGGTACCTGAAGGTGAAGATGCTACTAAGATTACTAAGAAAAACTTAGATGAGTTTCTTCCACAACAAACACATATCTTTGCTAACAATAGATTTATGGTGAGTGCTTACAGTCTTAGGTGG